TGAGAGTCGTATTTTCTCATCATTTGACATTTCATTCACAATATTTTGAATTTGATTAATATTACAATTATTGTATTTTCCACGAATAAAATCAATAAACCCGAAACTATCTTTTCTTCTGATCATTAGATATTTATGGAAGTCATTATCGTCACATGTAAATAAAATGACGCCATAACTAATTATAGGCAATTTACATTGATTGAATTGATGACCTAATTTACCGCAATTATTACATGTATTCATATTTGTATGTAGATTCATAACTGTATTTTTATTCATTATATTTTACGTTTCTTGTATGTATGTTCGTTCTTATATGTTTAAACACACATCTTTTTATATCATTTTATTCCAATGGTAAATCTTGATCCAAATGTTTGGGGACCTAAATTTTGGTTTTTTTTTCATACAATCACATTGAATTATCCAAATTATCCAAATGGTGTAACAAAAAAAAAATATTATGATTTTGTTCAAAATATTCCCATGTTTTTACCAGTGGAGGAGATAGCAACACATTTTAGTAAATTATTGAATGAATATCCGATTCAACCTTATTTAGATAATAGAGAATCTTTTATTAAATGGTTTTGGTTTATTCATAATAAAATAAATGAAAAATTAGAGAAACCTGTTATCACGTTAAATGAATTTTATATTAAATATTATGAACAATACAAATCAACCAATGTAAAATTAATAGAATATTATAAAATAAGACAAAAAATTATATATATAGTTTTGTTATTATTATTATGTGGGTTGATATATTATTTGTATGATAAATAAATTATAAATAAATTATATAATATTTGAATAATATAACAACAGCTATTATTATTTTTGTATAATTTATGGATTCAAATAACAATAAACAAGGCGGTAAAGTATTAGCATCAGGAGGGTTTGGTTGCGTATTTACACCAGCATTAAAATGTATAGGTAATAACACTCGCGATAAAAACAAAATAAGCAAATTAATGACAAATAAACATGCAAAAGAAGAATATGAAGAATTAATATATGTCAATAGTAAATTAAACGATATTCCAAATTATAAAAAATATTTTTTAATTGATGATTTTACATTATGCAAACCGGTTAAATTAACGAAAGACGATTTAAAAAATTATCGCGAATGCGGAGCATTAGAAAAAGAAGGTATCACAAAAAAAAATATAAATGATTCTTTAGACAAGTTGTTAGCTATTAACATGCCATATGGTGGTATCACTGTTGAAGATTTTATAATTAGTAATAAATATCACGCAAAATTAATAGAACTAAATAATAAATTGTTGGAATTGTTAAAAAATGGAATATTAGAAATGAATAAAAAACACATATATCATAGTGATATTAAAGCATCTAATATATTAATATTGATGCAGAATGATAATGCTAGTGTTGACAATATGAAAGTGCGTTTAATTGATTGGAGTCTAACAGTTGAATATATACCGTTTAAAAATAACAAGTTTCCTAATAATTGGAAAAATCGCCCGCTGCAATTTAATGTACCATTTTCAATAATTTTATTTACAGATTTATTTGTTGATAGTTATTCAAATTTTTTAGATGAAAATGGAGCGTCATCAGCTAAAAAAAAAGAACTATTATTTGGATTCGTTAAAAATTATTTGTATTTGTGGATGAAAGAACGTGGACAAGGTCATTATAAATACATTAATAAAATAATATATATGTTATTTAAATATGATGTTATACAGACAAATGAATATGCAAATAACAAAACGTTAAAAGATAATAATAATTTGAAAAAATTCATTGAAACAAATTATACGCTACCGTGTATTATAAATTATTTAGTTGAAATATTAATTCATTATACTAAATTTAAAAAAGACGGGTCTTTGAATATGCGATATTATTTAGATAACATCTTTATACACATAATTGATGTATGGGGGTTTGTTATTTCTTATTTGCCTTTGTATGAATTATTATTTGAAAATTATCATAATTTAACAGAAACCCAATTGTTACTTTTTACAAAATTAAAATACATCTTTTTAAAATATCTTTATGAACCGCATATTGAGTTGATTACTTTGACAAATTTAGAAAATGATTTAAAAGAAATAAATAATTTAATAAAACAGGCTAATAAACAAAAATTATAAAAACAAAAAACAAAAAAAATATTATATGTATATATTATATATTATGTTTTCCTCAAAAGAGTTTGAAAAACTATGCACTCCAGCAAAAATATATTTTGCGTTAGCAATTTTAAGTATTTTAATGGGACTTTTCAGTGGTTTCAATATCATGGCTGTTTTAGGTAAATTAATCTTTGCAGTCATCTATACTTTTATCCTAGGATGGTTGTGTAGTAAGGGATGGAAAAGTTTAGCATGGTTCTTAGTATTGTTACCTTATGTTTTAATTCTATTAACATTTTTTGGTTTATTTTCTTTAACTAGAGGCCATATGTCAATGATGAAACAAAGTGGTATGATGCCAGTATCACCTTAAATATATAGTTAAAACATATCACTAGACGAGAAATAAGTTTTTACTTTTTGTTTAACTTTTTGTTTAAGTTTTAATTTATGTTTTTATTAAAAATATAAATTAAACAATAATATATAGTATGAGAATTGAATTATGGATATTATTAATAACAGCATTTTTAGTTTATAATGCATATCATGATGGGAAATACAGCAAAATGTTAATGTCATATAAAAAATATTATACTATGGGATTCTATTGCATTTTAGGTTTAGGAATTTATTTGTTATTCAAAAGAAACCCTGAACAAGGTAAAAATGTCTTACAAAGTGCTCACAATGTTGTAAAATATATGCCTATTGATAAATCATCATTGGAGATGTTTACACCTATTTTTGATTTTACATCAAACGATGGACGCGGTGAAAGTATCTGCGGCGGTGGTGGCGGAGGCGGTGTCGGCAACAGCTTCATGCAATCACTTTATGGGATGGATTCAAGCAGTTCCACTCCACAAGCGACGCAGGCACACCAAAGAATGATGCAATCCGGTAAAAATGGAAGCAAACGTTCGGTGAGTGAGACAAAGAAAAAATACGTTGCTGCAAATCAAGATTGGAAATGTGGTCATTGTCAGTCACAGTTAGATCATACTTTTGAGATTGATCATAAAATACGATTAGAATACGGCGGCGGCAATGATGTGCAAAACCTAATTGCTTTGTGTCGCAATTGTCATGGTAAAAAAACTGCAAGTGAAAATATGTAAAATACTACGCAACTGGTGAAACTAGCAAGTGAAACTAACAAAAATTATATTATATTATTATAATATGTATGAAAAAAGTAAAACAAATTTAGATAATGTATTGCAAAAAATAAAGTCAAATAATTTACCTTTTATATTATTGTTAATAATATTAATCATAATTATGTTGGTAACAATAATTAGCGATTATTTTTCATTTAGTAAATCTAAATCTAAATTTGAAGGGTTTGATATACCAAATGATAGTAGAATACCCGACAATTTTGATGTACCTCAGGAGCAGCAGCGCGACATACCTGAAAGTAGAGGTGATGAAGAATTACTAAATGATTATCGTCGCAATAATCCAGGCGATTATGACCAATATAAGAAACAATATGACGAATACAAGAAGCAATCAGACAAATACAAAAATGATAATGATAATATAAACAAAATCAGCACTGGATTGAAAGAGTATAATAAAGAAAATGTAAATAAATATATTGACAATTACATGGATAATTATCAAACCAGTATAAAAAACGAATTGATATCAGCTGTAAACAAGCAAGCAACTAACGCCAAAAACAAAACACCTAGTTTTAACTTTAGTTTTCCAACTATTAAAGACCCGAAAATTTCCAATTCTATTATTGTAGTCAGTTTTATTTTGGTTGCCCTTATTTTATGTCTTGTTTTTATACCAAGTTTCAGTGAGTTCAAAAACTTGTTTAATCAAATAAATAATGTTACTTATGTTATTTTATACACTATTTTTCTAATTTTATTTTTAAGGTTGTTACCGACCAATGTAATGAATACTAACGCATATTATATTGTCCCAATCACAATAATTATCGCCGTTTTTTTATTTATTCTAGGATTTCGCGCTAACTATGCAAGTGAATTCAATGTAAATTATGAGAGAATCAAAATGATAATTCTATATTTTTGTTTTATTACAATATGTACTACATATTACGTAGTTAATCCAGGTGATTATATAACAAAAAATTTGAACATGTCTTCATTATTTGCGGTATTAATTGGAATATTTGGATTTATCTATTTAATTGTATTATTAACATTACCCGAAAATTATAATATTTTTAGTAGTTCCAATAGTTCCAATACTTCCAATAGTTCAAAAAATATTACCAACGCATTAACAAATATTTCATCATTTTCTAAATATGGCGGAATTGGTTTTATTTTGTTTCTAGTTATGATGACAACAGTTATTGCCACCTATCCAGGCGGTTTTTTTAAAAATACAAAAACGTCCATCATTGTTATGGTATTATTTTTGGTAATCTCTATAATTTGGTCAATATTGTTAGTGGTTAATATGTTTACCGGATTTAACAGTAATAACCATTCTGGTTTTATTGATTCCAATTTAACGTATGCTAAAAAAGCTATATTGGCTTTGTTAGGCTTTACTCTTTCAGGAGTTATAATTGCATACATTGTTTATAATGTTCAGAATTTATCAGGGCGTTCAGGGATTGCAAGTTTCATATTGAGTATTTTTCTGATCTTATCTATATTTATTTTAATATACAAAACCATTTTTGTAAAATTACCATCCAATAATGCGAATAAAGCCAAAAATGGGTTTTTTAATTTGATTATTAATTTGGTTTTCTACATTCCATGTTTATTTTCAGGCGTTTTTGATGGTATTATGAAAACATTCGGTAGCGAATATAATTCTACAAGCACAGGTAACGTGATTATATTGTTAACAACATTAGGGTTGCTTTTATTGTATATTTACTTACCTACAATACAACATAATGTAAATTTACAAGGTGGAAAGCAATTGGTTGAAAATCCGGTATACACAAATACAATGCATCCGTTAGCTAATTACATAGAATTAAATGGAACCGATCTTTTTGATTATCAGTATAGTATATCATTTTGGCTATTTATAGATTCAAATGCACCTAATACAAATCCTAGTTATAATCATTATACATCTTTATTAAATTATGGAGGTAAACCTAATATTCTTTACAAGGCTAAAACAAATACGCTAATGATTACTATGGAACAAAAAGATTTAGACAAAGATGGTAAAAATAAATTACTAGAATTTGACGATAATGGTAATAGAATTATTTATACTAATCAAAATGTCTTACTTCAAAAATGGAATAATATTATTATCCAGTTTAATGGCGGAACTTTAGATATATTTTTGAACGGTGAATTAGTTAAATCTTCTATTGAAGTAATCCCGTATATGAATTTGGATACATTAACAATTGGTAGTGATGGAGGTGTAAATGGAGGTATTTGCAACGTAGTTTATTACAAAAACCCATTAACAATTACAAATATTTATTATATTTACAAAAACGTGAAAGATAAAAATCCTCCTGTAATACAAAAAACAAATAATACAATTATTCCTCCAACAAATAGATAATTTCTAAATCTATATTATATATTACAATAATGAATGTTTTAGGTATTGTATTAACTATTCTAATTATAGTTTTAATCATAATATTTTTAATTTATATTATTAGAGACCCTTATAATTTATCAAATTTACAAAATGCTCAAAATTCTGCTACTATTAAATCTTCTTCTTTAGCAACAAATGGTTCAAATATTCCATCAAGTAATTTTGCATATTCTATTTGGTTTTATATTAACGATTTCAATTATAGATATGGTGAACCTAAAGTGATTTTTGGTAGAATGGGATCCCCAAGTTCAAGTAAAGGTGGCTCTGTTAGTGGATTAAGTGGAATAGATCCATGTCCAGCAGTTGTTTTAGGTGCAGTAGAAAATAATTTAGATATATCTTTAGGATGCTTTCCAGGCATTAATCAAGTACCTACTACTCCTGGAGGAAAAACTGTAGTTCACACATGTACGGTAGCAAATGTTCCTGTTCAAAAATGGGTTAATTTAACTATCAGTGTTTATGGTAGATCATTGGATGTTTACATAGATGGCAAATTAGTAAAAACTTGCTTGTTACCAGGTGTCGCTAACATTAATAACAGTGCGGATGTTTACGTAACCCCAGTTGGCGGATTTGATGGTTGGACATCACGTTTCCAATATTATCCAAAATCATTGAATCCACAAGAGGCTTACAATATTTATACCAAAGGATATGGAGGTTCAAGTTTCTTACAAGGTTATCAAGTTCAGGTTTCTTTAGTTGAGAATGGTGCGACTCAAGCTAGTGTAACTATTTAGGTTTAGGTTTAGGTTTAGGTTAGTTATTTAATTTTTAGATTATTCAACAAATTAAACAAAACGAATAAATTTTCTTATTCATTTAATATATACATATTATATGAGTGATAATTCAAATTATAATTCATTTTCAACAAATAGATCAAATACAGGAAATGGTAATTTTTTTGAATCCAATAGTTTAGTAGCAAAATTCGCATTTTTGTTGGTAGTAATTTTCGGTTTTGTTATATTATTGAAATTTGGCATTTCTATTGTTGCCTATTTCATGTCGCCAAATCAATCTCCGCATTTAATTGATGGTATGATTGATGCAAAAAATGCAGTTATTTTTCCGCAAGATCCCAGCGGTAACAATGACACGGTTACTATTTATAGATCCATAAACGAGAGAGATGGTTTAGAATTTACCTGGTCTGTTTGGATTTATATAAATAGTTTACAATATTTACAAGGTCAATATAAACATATTTTCTATAAAGGTAATAGTAATTTAGCAGAAACTGGGTTGAATTTCCCTAACAATGCTCCTGGATTATATTTAGCACCTGATAGTAATGAACTAGTTGTCATGATGAATACATTTGATGTAATCAATGAAGAAATCAAAATTCCGAATATCCCTTTAAATAAATGGATGAATGTTATTATACGGTGTCAAAATAAAACACTTGATGTTTATATAAACGGAACAATTGCAAGAAGCTTACGACTAACCAGTGTACCTAAGCAAAATTATGGAAATGTATATGCGGGTATGAATGGTGGTTTTGATGGATATATTTCTAATTTATGGTATTACAATTATGCTTTAGGAACCGCGGCTATTCAAAATCTAGCTAGTAGTGGTCCTAATACCAAAATGATAGGAAGCAACGGAATGAACCTGAAAGATTCTAATTATCTGTCACTAAGATGGTTCTTCAAGGGGTCTCAGAATGCTTTTAATCCATAATTTTGTTACACTGTTAGAGATTATTATTTTTATTATTGATTGAAAGATAAAAATAATAACTAAAGAAACCAAAGAAACTAAAGAAACTAAAGAAACCAAAGAATTATATTAGCTAATTATAATAAATAAATACAACATACAAAATCAATGTCTTATTCAAACGGTTATTTACCCATTCCTCCTAGAGCATGGACTAGAGTTGAAAACAAATGTACGTATAGTGATAGTATTTATGACCCCACCATATTTTATAGAGCAGCTTTGATTAATAAGGGAAATGTTTTGCAGTATAAAAAAAATAGCACACAATTGACAAAAAAACAACGTTATTCTCAAATTGCAAAAGGTTTATGGACAAATAGGACAAAAACATGGGCAACTCAAAGTGCAACATATACAAATCCAAATACAACGAGTTTGAAAAGAGTTGGTTATGTTGAGTATCCAAAAGATGATATTACTCCTGGAAGTCCGGCTAATATTGCAGGACCTTATATTCCCGTTTCAGTATTAAATGACCCTTTTAACTGCCCTAATTTTACATTTAAAGATGGAGGTAGTTTGGTTTGCGGCGTTTATCAAAATCCTTGCACTGGTGAAGTTGTGGATAAAACATATCAACCTAAATATTATCCGACAACTGATTCGGATGTTCCTGGACCTATTCAAGAATTATATTGGGACCCTAGACTACAAACTTGGTATCCAAAACAGCGACTTACAATGAATAATAGTGGAAATAAATGGCCTACCAACTATAAATTATTCCGGAGTGCTATCTATCCTGGTGCAGCAGTTTTAGAAATTGTATCTTCTACTATTGCTAGCGTTGAATTAGCGTGGACTATTAGTGATAAGAATAATAGATGTTATCCCGTTTCTAATTTTGAAATTTATGTCAACAATAGTTTATACAAAACGATTGTGGGTTCAACCAATTATACAACTACCTTGACAGATTTAACTAATGGGCCTTATAAGATATACATTGTTGGTATACTTTCAGGTAACAAGTCGCTGCCGTCCAATATTGTTGTATATAACAATGAGATTGTTACAAAAAAATCGGTAGACGCTGACAATAAAACATATAGCGATAATGTCGCAGATTTGACGAATCAAATAATGGATATTGGCGATGGTGGTGGTGTTGGTGACGTTGGCGATGATAGTGGTGTTGGTGGTGTTAACCAGTCAATTTTTAGTAGTGAAATAGATTATTATGTCATTGAAAATACTAACAATACTACTAACACAGTATTTTTACCAGATCGTTTAATAACTGAAAATAACAAATCTATAACAATCCTAAATGCTACTCATGATGAATTAAAAATTATATCTAAAGCACCAATATATAACTTACAAAATATAGATCCCAATGGAACAAATATATTGGAGCTTTTGGATAATACTACGGTTGAACTTAAATATTTTTATAAAACGGACGGGAGCCTATCTATTTATGCTAACTTTAACTAAAAAAATATTCTTTGTCGCGCCCTACAATTATTGCATAATATAGGTTTCTTTATATTTTTCAAAATATGTACCACCACTATTTACTTCATCAACAACGACTGATTCTCCATACTGCGTTGAACTAATAGGGGTCATATCAACATTTAACCTCAGATTCATATTATATAAAAAGTTTGTAGCCACTGATGCATTGTTAAATAAAAATTTTGTAATTCCTGTTTTTTGTTTTACATTAAACGTAGTTAAAATAAAATTCGCATCATTTATTGTATAATCCGAATCAGTAGAAATAGCAAAATATGCAATTTTATCAGTTGGTTGAACAATAGAACTATCGTACGTATTACCAGTTTTTACAGTTCCATAAGTTTCATCATTTTTATTTGTTCCATTTACTGTACTGGTAGAACTGCATTGTAAATTGGTAGCGTTATAATTGTTTAACGGAGGTTCGGCTCCAGTATACAAACAATATGAAGTCTTGCTACTTGATGAAGGCGTTTCAACACTAAAAAAGTAATTAATACGGGCATGTGCAAAATTATTAATAAAGTTCTCACTACTATTTCCATTTGTTCCTTTTGGTTGTGTATAAACGCTAATAAATGGTAACGCATTATTACTAATTGCAAAAATATTCATATACATATTTTGTATATCAGCAATGGTCATATTGCTTCCGTTTGGCGGAATATACCAATTTATACTATTTGTAGTTGTTGTACTTGTATCAGGCATATAAACCATATTTTGAAAAAACCATCCATCAAATAAATAATTGTTTGAAATTGTTGCTGGAATCGGAAGAGGTGCGCACGCATCACCCCATACTTCACTTTTACAATTCATTACAATAGTATTTTCACTATTTGCAATAACATCTGTTATGGAAACTTTTATTTCAGATGTTGTATCTATAATACCGTCTAAAGTTTGTATAGCGCCATCACCTGTTAATTTTTTTACTAAACTAAATACATTATTAAAACTATCTACTACATTACTATCATCATTTGTAATGAAATTAATTTGTTTTTGTATGTACCATAACCCGTCATCAACATAATTTTGTGTTGTAAGATACTTACCAGTTGCCGAGGTAGTTGTTAAATTACCCATTGTAGCGTGACTATTACGTAAATCTTGTGAAATGATGTAATTGCTAAAATTAGTTTCAAAATGACCATCTGATGCTATTTTAGCATTATTATCAGCGAAAGAAGCACTACCATCAGAAATTATCGTAGTAAAACTAGCAGAGCCAATACTTAATTTTTTCGCATATATTGTACCATTTGTTGTTAAATCTCCTGTATCTGAAATAGTCAAGTTTGGGGAACCAGTCAAACTGGTTCCCTTGGTATAAACATTTATACTATTTGTATTCAAAGATCCTGAATTTACAGATGATGATGTAGTAATTGTCCCATTTGTGTTTATACGACCTAAATTATCAATAGTTAGAGCAGATGTATTATCACTTTTTTTATTAATATTAAGTGCGTATCCACTTATTGTTGAATTACTTGTAAATTGTAAATTACCTGCATTTAAAAGTCCATTTTTATTGTCTATTTTAAGTTCACCAAAAAATGTTGTTAGACCTTTAGAAAATGTTAAATTAGGAGGTGGCTGGACAGTAGAAACTACTGCGATAGATGCCATGTTATATTAATAAATTATAATAATTTATTGTAATTTATTATTTTTTGTTGATGTTTTTTGTTAATTTTTATTGATTTTTATGAATAAGTTATAAAGAAGAAGTTGGGATTTATTATTTTAATTAAAATATACATAATATTGTTTATATTGACTGTAATCATTAATGAATGTGTCGATCTTAAACGCAGATAACTGATTAGTATGAACATCTCGCATGTTTCCTGATACTGAACCATTTCCATTAAAAGCAATATTCTCATTGCCAAGATTATTGCCACTTGCATCATATAATGTGAAAGTAGAAAAAACTTCAATTGATGTATTTCCGCCAAAAGTAGTTACTACTAAAACACTACTATTTGTTAGAGAATTCACATTCAAAAAATTTATCGAATAAGTATTGTGTACAATATTTCCCATAATTTTACTATTATCAGGTAGTAAAAAATAACACTCTTTTATATCAATTGAATTATTATTATTAAATGTAAGAGTATAATCTTTTACAGTTCCATCTTGTGCAGTTACAACTACAGTCGCAGTAGTAGTACCATATGTTATTGGAATTGAAGAACCTAAAGTTTTATTGATTCCATTAACGATAAGACTTACGACAGCGTTTGAACTAGTTGTTGTAGCACTAATATAAATTTCAGTTGCATCCACTAGTTGAGTTGTTTGTGATGCACTAGTTTTATTTAAGTCTACTGGTAGTGCAGTTAAACCTGTTTTGTATGATAGAGCTGACAAACTAGTATCGTTATTTAACATTGCCTGAACTGCAGGCATTGTAAATGAGACATTGTAGGTTCTTGTAGTTGTTCCATTACCAGCAGTTACTACAACTGCAACATTGCAAGTAGTTCCAGCTGCAACACTGATTGTCTTACTAGAACCTGCAACTCCATCAATAGAAACTGTTGCATGTGATTCTGCGACTGCAGCACTAATATTAATATCAACTGATTCTCCTAATCCACTACCAATAGTATGGGATGGTGTGGAAATAAGATTAACTTCAGGGTTATTGCTATAATTTGCAGTTAATGTATTTAAGTCAGCATTATTTGAAACATTACGAATAGTGATTGTATATGTTTTAAAAACATTACTATCTTCAGCAGTATCTGTAATAGTCAATGTATTGTCTCCAGGTAATAAGCCTGTAACAGTTTTATCTGTATTTGAAGTTAATGCACTACCATTTGCACCATTTAATGAATAAGAAAGTGTTGCTTTTGGGTCGTGGGCAGTTGCATTAAGAACAAGTGAAGAAACTGGTGTTCCATTACTTAAAGTAATAGATGCATTATCAGCGCCATCAAAAGTTAACATTTGGTTATTGATGTTTGCGCTACTTATGATTGCATCACCTGATTGTCTATATAATGTATAATTATATGTTTGTGAGACACCTTGTTCTGTAGTAACTTGGACACTCATAGTATTTGCACCTATTTGTAAATTACTTGTGTTACTAACAACTACACTTGATTTACTTGAATTAGGTGTTACTACTACATTAACGTTTGTTGTAGTAGAGGTTAGGGTGAATAGGGAAGAAGCAACATTTACACTTGTTCCATTCAATGTCATAGAAGCTATTCCATGAGTATTATTTTGAACGTGTAACGTAGCAGTGTAAACCTTTACTGCACCACTTCCTGCAGTAACTGTAACAGTTAAAGTATTATCTCCTTCAACTAAACCAGTTGCGCCACTAACTACAGCTACTGCTCCAAATGATTGAGCAGTAGGTACTGCATCCACAGTAACTGATGTTGTTCCTGCAGGAAAGTTTCTAATTGACCCATCTAAAATAAATGCGCCATTTACATTGAAAGTACTTAGACTTGTATCACTTGATGGAACACGTACAATAAAAGTATAGTTTTTAACAGTCCCGTCTTCTGCAGTAACTTTAACCGTTACGGTGTTATTACCTGTAACTAGTCCAGTATTTCCTGTAACTTGAACAGTCGCTAATGATGATTGAGGGGTTACTTCAACATTAACAGAAGTGGTGCCTCCTGATACATTGTTTGTAGAATCAACTGCAATTACAGAACCATTTAATTTAATGCTGGTTAAGTTGGTATTATTACTTACAACGTGTACATAAAAAGTAGTTACTGTACTATGATCACCTGATGCATCTTTTACAGTTACAATAAAAATATTATCACCTGTTACTAATGTTACTGGTCCAGTAAAATCTCCGACACCTTCGTGATTAATAACACCACGTAATGTAATTTTATTAAGACTATTGTTATTTTCTAAATTGCAAACCAATTCAGCAGAAGTTGTGTTTACAGGAAAATTTAATGTTTGGTTGTCGTAAGTAACTGGTTTACCCCCGATTGACAGGGCTGTAAGACCAGTAACGTGACTTTGAGGAGATACAACACTACTAGATGGAATAGATACAATAGAATTAGTTAAAGTTTTTGATAAATAACTATCATAATTACTTTTATCTACTACATTGTTACTACTTGGAGTAGCATCAGAAAAATCAGGGTGTTGTCTAAAGAAATATTTGAATAAATAATCATTAACAACAGAAACGTTTTGAAATAACATTTGTGTAGTACCAGTTTTTGTGGAAATATTGAAATTTTGTAAAATAAACATGTAATCTTTAATACTACTTTCATTTGTTTCTATAGCAAATGTCAAAATCGTATCTTCACTTCCAACTTTAGTACTATCAAAACTATTTGAAAACAATGTAGATGTTGTAATAGGTGTTGTTACTGAGCTGCCCCCTTGTATAGTTTTTGAATATCCTGATTTCATATCACTTGATTTATCACTATAAACATTTCTAGGAGCGTTAATAACGTATAGACACGATCTTTGTGCTGTTACTGCAGCAGGTGTTGGTGCGGCAAAATAATATTCTATTTTAGCGTTATAGACGCCTGATATTGAGTCAGTACTATTGTTTTTTGGAGAAGTATAAATAGTAATTTTTGGTAATTTAGTTGAAGATAACAAAAAGTTATTCATGAATAAATTAGTAATATCCTTCATTTTCATACCACTATAAGCAGGTAAATACCAATTTATTTTACTATCAGTTGCTAAATTACTATAAAACCATCCATCTTCTTTGTAAAGATTACTAATAGGTGTAGGGATTGGCTCTGGTGCAGCAGCATCTCCCCATACACTAGGAACGCAACTGATTACGACTGAATTGTAACCTGAAGTCATAACATCTGACACAGTTACTTTAACGTCATCTACACTATCAACTAAACCATTCATTATAGTAGCAGCATCGGAACCTTCAATTGCAGCTAACACTTTTGAAAAGTTGTTGAAAGTTGCTAGATTTGCATCTACGTCTTTGGTGATTAAATTTAAACGTGCGGCTTGCTTGAATACAGCTCTATCAACATATTCTTGTGTAGTTAAATATTTATTTGTAGACGAATTAAATAAAGCTTGGTCTGCTGTAGAATTTACAGCTGGAACAACTGTAGTTAACACATCGTCGGATGCAGTGGATTTAACGTAATTACTGAAAGCATAATCTGTTTTAACGTAATTCTTAGCAAATACTGAACCGTCAGTATTTAATTGGATTTGATTTCCTGAGAAATTAGCGTTACCAGCAACAGTTAAATTACCAGCCATTGTTGCGTCACCACTTGCTGCAGTAACGTTAAATTTATTAGTGTTTACAGCTAGATTGCCAGCAACTGCTAATGTACTTGCTAATGTTGTAGCACCGGTTACGCTTAATGTAGAGCCAGCTGTAACAGCGCCAGTAACATCTAATTTACCGCCCATTTTTGTATCACCGGTAAGATCTAATGCACCACTCATTGTTGAATTTCCTGCAAATTTCATTGTGCCTTTAGCTTCAACATTACCTGAAGCATCTACAGTAAAGTTACCGTTGGCAGCAGATACAGTACCTTGAGAAACAAAGTTACCAGCTGCGTTTACTGTTAATTTACCACCAGAAACAGATAACACGCCTGCAGTAGCAAGGTCACCACTTGCATTTACGGTTAATTTGTTACTAGCAACAGCTAATGTACCAGTTAATGTTGAATTTCCAGCAACAGCTAATGTACCAGCGGTAGCAACGTTACCAGCTGAATCTACTGAAACTTTAGCATTAGCAGGCATAGCACCTTGAGCGTGTCCTAATGCGACTGCATTGTTTCCAAAAGATGCTACTCCTTTAGCAATGACATTGCCACTAACATCTAGTGCAAAATTACCACTTGAAAAACTAGCGCTACCATCTGCGTTTAAAATGGATTTTTGATTACTAGCGTCACCAATTTGAAGTGAATTTTTGAAATAAGATGTTCCGTTGTTAGATAACTGAATAGCAGGTGATGCATCAGTTCCTCCAATATTTACAACTCCTGTTGTTTTTAAAGTTCCTGAAACAGCTACATTACCTGATGAAATTGTGCCTTGTGTTGCCAAATTACCAGAAGCACCTTCAACGATGAGTTTACCTGAAGCTAAAGTAGCAGTTCCAGGAGCAGTTAAAGAACCACTAGTAAAAAAGTTACCATTCTTATCAAAACTGTAAATTGCTTGTGTAGCAGCGACATCTTTTACAGTCATAGCACCAAAACCATCTACTTTAAAAAGAGTTCCAACATTAAGTGCTGCACCACTTAGAGAACCACCAGCTGTAATATTTCCAGTACCAGTTGTTGAAATGTTACCATAAGTTTGCATTTCACCAGTTGTGCTATCAAGTTTAAATACGCTAGCACCAGTTGCGGCAGCATTTACTTTTAATGCACCATTAAGGGTAATACTATTTGTTGCACTTGTACTATCAATTACTAAATTTGCACTAGTTATTTTTAAATTATTAGCAGTCATTGTTGCAGATGATGTAATAGCACCTGAACTAATAGAACCTGCCGATAAAGCACCAGTAACACTTGATGAACCTGCTGATAATGCACCACTAACAGTTGCTGAACCTGCGGATACTGCGGAAGTAACAGTAAGTGAACCTGCTAAAGAATTTACCCCGGTGGAGGTAGATTTAATTGTACCTTTGGAATCAATAGCGCCTAAACTATCAATTTTGAAATTATCAGAATTAAAGTAATCGTATGTTGCACCTGATGTAATACGATAACCACTACTGTACATCAAATTGGTGGTTGTAAGCGGAAGGTTTGTTTGAAATCCATTGTTACTATCAGCAACAACAGTATTTTGTCCTAAATACAATTTAGGGATTGACGCAGCTATAGTTTTAGCTGAAAGGGAAGCGTCCAAAAGAGGAACGGTGGGGTCGGGGGTAGGCAAAGGAGTCGGAGCCATTATACTTATTTAAACGAAATAAATTTTTGTGAAAATTTTAATTGTGATTGCACATAAAAATTTACAAATTATTTTTTATGCAGAGGTTTATGATGTACTAACATAATGCAAGTTATTTTTTATACTCATATATATTTACTAGACCATTACACAGTTAAGCCCTCAAACTAGGATTGATACAAATCTCATTCGTTGGAAAGATTTCTCCAGACATGCAAGCATCATTTTCATTTACACGCATACACGATCTATATCCACGCTCCTCACCAATATAACAATATCCAGCCTTAGATTGTGTTTTTTGAATGCTACTAGTTGCATCGTCTGCTACATATTCATCTGTTTGTCCTATATTTTGCTTTACGTTTGAATTATTCAACGCTTTATTTAATGTATTGTTTTGCATAACATCAGCGGTTGGTATCGCATTTGGAAGCCGTGTGCCTCCTACAGTAGAACCAGCTTTTTTACCTTGTGTTAGTTCATGAGTAACATTTTGTACACCTGTCAAACCTGTATCAATAGCGTCTGCAGTAGTGTTAACTACCGCTTTTGCTCCAGTTGCAGTAGTATCAACAACTTTTCCAGTAACCATAGCAAAAGCACCTACTATTTTTTCAATAATTGGTGAGAAAAAATTTGTAATATCTTGGGTTCCCTTTGCTAAATAGACAAAAATGTTGAATCCTAAAAATGCTAGAACAAGAATAATAATAATCCATGTAGTAATGGAAACTGAAAAAAGAGAACTAAAGAATCCACCGCTGCTTCCACTGGAGGTAGAGCTAGATGATACTGTTGGACTAGACCCTACGTTATTACTATCCATTGATTGATTAATAGTTTCTAAAATTGATTTTGACGATGATGCTGATGAATTATTCATTTATAATAAAAATATATATATTATTTTTTATTATAAACTATTCATTTGTTCATTTGTTCATTTGTTGAAAGATAACAAATATAAAAACTGGTTCATGTCTCCCAACATTTCATCCCGAATATTCAATAAATCACTATTTGTCATAACTTTTATTGCTTTATTGTTTGTTAAATTAACTAAATAATTCTTGAATGAATTGACTTTGTTTATTAGTTGAGGTGTATTACTTAAATCATATAATGTTATTTGCTTTTTATTAGTCAAATCAATTCTCATACCCGTTTTGCCTAAAAGAACTTCAATAAATTTATCCATATTTTCATTGAATTTAGAATACAATTCATCGGTTGCCTTGTGGGTTGCGTAACTATACGTTTTCCAGTGAAACAATTTTATCAATAAAAGCATTTCAAAAAAAATAACAGTAATTTCACGCTCAAAATTACGCAGCATGGACCCTTTTGACGAACTCACCTTTTTACGAGTCTGTGAACCACCATTTCTTCTTTTTTTTGTCATGTTAGTCATCTTTGACATTTTAACCATTTTTGCACTATAATATATATAGATATAAAATAAAGTAAAATAAAATAATCATCGTCTACAGAATCTAGACTCTAGACTCTAGGCACAAATTTCTCTCCAAATGTATTCATCGCTTCTAATTTTTCAATGGTTTTTTCTAAATTAGAAGTCTTGACATCTTTGAATAAATAATCTGTTCCAGGCGATTCTTCATTCTTTTTAATTTGTCTATAAATGGAGTCAATATTTTTAATGACATTTGTAACAACTTCTTTTTGCTGTTCTCTCATAATCTCTTCATTTAAACTAACGTTTTCACATAAAAGTGACACAACAAAATATAATATGTACCGTCTTTTTCTATTGCAACCATTCGTGTATTTCAGTGTAAACAACGTGAGAAGAGCCTTAATAATTTTTTTAATTATAGGTGGACATGTTTCCGATTTTTTTAAAAATATATCCCATATTAACCAAATAACATCTAATTGATATTTATTTTCTACTTGTGCATGTATATTGCTCCTACGTTCACAATTCAATTTTTCTTTTTTAATTTTACAAATATTTTCAAATTCAATTAGCCATTCAATCCAATAACAACTTTGAATCACATTTTTTGAATTGTCTGAAAGATTATAAGCTAATTCATTGACTGCAATAAATAATTCTTTTGGGTCATCTTTCATAAAATAGTCATCTGCAAAATGAACTGTTGGTGCCTTAAAACGGTCTGTCATTTGTGTCATATCAAAGTCGTCTTTTTTTATTTTAACATCATCAAAACTATGTTTCCGTTTAGCATCACACAAAACACACATAATTTCGCAAAAAAGCTTTCTAATCTTATCATTATTTCGCATTCTCAATTCATTGTTTACATAACCGTTGTTTATGATTTGTTTAAAATTATCAATTCTTAGTTCTAAATAAATAGAAATTTTAGGATTTCCTAAATGGATAAATTTACTATAAAAGTGCAATATAGTTTCCCATAAATCACTATAATGGCCTGAACATACTAATTCAGCGCTCCAATAACATGCAGGCTCAATTTTTGATTTAATTAAACTATTTAGCAATTCTTTTTTCACATCACTTTTTTTGAATTTGGAAAAAGAAATCCCTTTGAAATCTTTTGGTTGTCTAATATCATTAATTTCGGAATCAAGAGACATTGAATATATAATAAAAAATCATACAAAAAAAATAACAACAATACATATAGATGAAAATGAAAAATCCTATAAAATCCATTACAAATTTATATAGCAAATTATCAAATTTTGGTAAAATATTAATAATGATATCATTGTTGCTGATAACAATTGTATTCTTTAAATATGTCCATAAAATGAATCCAAACAGCGCATACAATATGGCCAAGAGAGAAGGGTTTATACAACAACAAGATTTCGTTTTCAAAAAGGGACCTGAAATTTATGACGATTTTTATGCTAATATTTATGATTTTCTTGTTTTCAATGAAGTGAAAAACGATTATGAAGTGGGTCTGATATTGAATCAAAATGTGCCTAACACTAAATCAGTTATTTTAGATATTGGTTCGGGTACTGGTCACCATGTTGCGAAATTAGCAGAAAATAAGAATTTAGAAGTGATTGGCATTGATAATTCGCCTTCTATGATTAAAAAGGCAAAAGAAAACTATCCTAATTTAAATTTTAAACAGGCGGATGTATTGAACAAAGATATTTTCAATAACAATACATTTACACATATCATGTGTCTATATTTTACACTTTATTATATTGATAATAAAGCAGCATTTTTTAATAATTGCATGGACTGGTTGATGCCTGGAGGATGTTTAGTTGTACACTTGGTAGACAGATATAAATTTGACCCAATATTACCTCCTGGTAATCCATTGTATATTGTATCCCCTCAAAAATATGCAAAAGAACGAATCACCAAAACCAAGGTAAATTTCAATGAATTTATTTACAACGCGGATTTCAAATTACACGAGTCGTCAGACACAGCAATTTTTGACGAAAAATTCAAATTCAATGATGGTAAAGTGAGAAAACAAGAACACATCTTGTATATGAAGGACGTAGGTGATATTGTAAATATGGCACAAGATGCTGGATTTTTATTGCACGCAAAAGTAGATTTAGTTAAGGTTGCTTACGAATATCAATATTTGTATGTTTTTATGAAGCCTGGTTAAAATACTAACAAAGGATATAAAAAAATAATTAGAAAATATAAAAAAATACTATTTAGAGTTATTTCAAGATTAAAATATAATAATTAATTACTTTACATGGAAACTCTGGGACAAATAGACGTTTTTATAGAAATTTCAAAAAATTCGCACATTAAATATGAATATGATGAAACAATCAATGCACTACGTTGTGATAGAATTTTACATACACCGTTGAAATACAACTTTAATTATGGTTTTATTCCTAATACATTAAGTGATGACGGAGACCCTTTAGATGTTGTTTTACTAATGGAAGACGAATTGGTTCCAGGTTCTTATATAAAATGTGAAATATTAGGTTGTTTAGACACTTCTGACGATGAAGGTAACGACCCAAAAATTATTGCTTGCCCTATAGCCAAAATAGATCCTACTTACAAAGATGTCAACGATTTGAATGATGTGCCAATTCATACATTAGACAAAATTGAATATTTTTTCAGTCATTACAAAGATTTGGAAAATAAAAAGGTAAAAATTGGGAACTTTTTGAATAAAGAAATATCTATTGACATTTACGAAAAATCAAAACTAAAATTTATCAAAAATAAAACAACTTGAGTTTAATACGAAAAATATTTAAATTACAAATAAATATGTATGAAACAATTCCCTACATATTTATTTTATTTATTTTCATCATATTTTGTATTTATAGTTGCATAAGAATGAAATATGGTTTTTGGTTTGTACAGCCTGTTTTTCATGTTTATGACCTTTGGTATATGTTTGCACCTCCTGGAATCATTCAACACGAACTTCCAAGAGAGAATAAATACACAAACTTTAAAAATATTGAAACGATTGTTTACAACGAATTATCTGATGTTAAATTGCAGCGATTTGTCCACTTTATTAATTCCAATTATTTGCAAAATAAAGACAATATATTTTGCCCCAAGCCCGAAAACATTGAACCTTATTTCGTCGGTCACACCGATACATCGTTTGTCTCCTTTTATACTGAAAAAGAACTTGTTACTGACTTAAAAAAAGGAACCATTGTGGAGGTTCCGCGAATTGTAGGAACAATGACGTCACGACCCATTCATGTTTTCATTAATAAAGGTGATAGAGACAGCTATTTTGATGCTTATTACGTAGATTATTTGTGCGTTGATAAACATGATAGGAAAAAAGGCATTGCACCACAAATTATTCAAACGCACAATTACAATCACAGACATCTTAATAAAAAAATTGCTGTATGTTTATTTAAGAGAGAAGATGAATTGACTGGGATAGTTCCGTTATGTGTATATTCTACTTATGGATTTTCTATGAAAAAATGGCATAAACCACACGAACTACATGCGATGTATAAATTATTAGAAATTAATGACCAAAATTACCATTTTTTGGTTGACTTTATTAATAAAAATACACAACAATTTGACATTATTATCAATACTGAACATGCAAATATTATTGAACTAATAAAGACCAAGAATATTTTTGTTTATGTTTTGATGGATCATGATACCAATAATATTAAATGCGCATATTTTTATAGAAAATCATGCGTATTTTATGAAAAAGGCTTAGAAATTTTAACATGTTTTGCTTCTATCAATGGGTTTGAAAATGTACGTGTAAGTGATAATCATATTTTTATTCAAGGTTTCAAAATAAGTTTTTGGAAAACTGCCGAAAAGAATTATTTCGGCTTTGCGGTAATTGAAAATATTTCACACAACAATGTGATAATTGAGAATCTGTGTATTAAAACAAAACCCGTTGCTGTAAGTCCTACAGCATATTTTTTCTATAATTTTGCTTATCATAGTTTTAAACCAAAAAAGGTATTAATTTTGAATTAATTCACTTAAAAATCATCATCCTTTAATTGCTCGCACATCTTACCTAATTCTATGTATCGTTGTTTTTGTTCCTTTCCTAAAGTCTTACATTTGCGAATTAGCTTATTTGTTAGATTCAAATTACTCATATCAATTTTAATATCGCAAGGAGGTGTAAACACTTGTGCACCAATTTCTAAGAAGAAAATTTGATTTTTTTTATTGTAGAATAAAATTGGATTTCCATCGTCGTCCATTTCAATACATCCACATGTACAGTAGTCAATATGCTCAACTTCGTCATTTTCTTTTTTGCATCTAATGTCCAATACATCTACGTCATTCATGTATTCGCTGAAAAACTCATGCGCTTGCTCTTTTTCTGTAAATAAAAACACCTTGGGTGGGTTGATTGTAATAGATGTTAATCTTGTTTTTGTAGAATTGTCTTCATAATATTGGAAGTCGTAACATCCTTCATGCTTGTTGTGAACTATTATGTATTTTGTAGCCATTATTTATTAGTATTATTCATATATAATGACATTGGTTTAAGTAGTTTTTATTATTATTTTTTTTATATGTAAATTATAAAAATTAATCAGTACAACTTGTTTCAATACACTTTAAATTCAATTTTTTTCTAATTTCCAAAATTAATTTACTGAAATGACCTCTTCCTTGTATAAATACTTTGGCTTTTACAGCACAACATAAATCTATATCAGCATTTCCACTGTCAATATATTCTGCGTTAAAAGTATTTAATACATTATCTAAATATTTATTTGAAGCACTAATACACTCATCGTAATTTGTTGAACTGGTTTTTGCGAAAAAACATTTGCCTATTACATATATTTTGTCATTATTGTTAGGAATTATTTTTTGTAAATAGGTTGGATGAACGGGTCTTTTCATTTTTTCGTGCCATTCATTACCGCGAACAACGTCACCTAATCTTAAATGTATTAAAGTGCTATTATCAATATCTTTTGGTAACAAATCTATATTTTCTTCTATATGTTCTAATACAATTTTTGTAATTATATCTATATTATTATCAGAATCTTTTTTCATTTTAATATAATTGCTAGCAATTGAATGAGGATATTGAAGTAATATTTCATTTTTCTCTTCTTCATTTAATGATAATATAACTAAATCTCCTAATCTATATGATGATATCATTATCTATATATTATATAAAATATTTTTTCCACCTTTGAAAAAGGTTGTGCCAAATCTATCTATTTACATATTTTTGAACCATATTTCTAAAAATTATTTTCGCAAAGCTCTTTGGCTCCACCTTTTCTAAAGGTGGAAAAGGTGGACTAGCGCACATACTTCCCAACCCTTGCAAAAGAATCTATGACAAAAATAATAAATATTCCTAAAAATGAATACAAAACAACTTCTTCTGTAACATTATTTGTTTTTTCGTCTTGCTGTTCTTCAAGCAAATTAATCATATAATTCAACTTTTGTAAAAGAACATCTTGGGTTTGTTGCGAATTTCCATATCCCTGCATTTGCATTTGCATTTGTCCTTCGTTGTTGGCATAGTATTGTTTGTTCACTGGATTTCTTTGTGGAATACCGTTCATGTTTGGTAGCATTTTTTTATAGTAATCTTCTATACTTTTATTGTCACCATAATTGGCGCGATAATTATTCAACTCCAAATTATTATCATCTTCATTGTTTGGTTGCGGAGATTTTCCTAACACTTTATACATATTCATGTTATTTTGATTTATCATGTTTTGCATAGCTTCATTCGTAACTGTTCTTTGCACACCGGATGATTCAGGGTTAGGCGGTGGATTGAAATTTGCCATGTCCGAATTAGAATCTTCAGTACTATTGTGAATTTCTTCTAAAACTGAGTTAACTTTATTTTTATCAATTTTGGTTGAAGGTGTAGTAAATGATTCTTTACTATACATTTTTTGCGTTTTATTATGATTATTGGTTTGTCTTTTTTTATTTATTAAATTATCGTTCTCATTATCATTATTATTATTTGAATTATCATTAAATGGAGCAGCATACATTGCTAAAGACATTCTTCTTAATAAAAATTAAGATAATAATTTGTTAAAGAGACTGAAATTAAATTATAAAGTATAATATTTTGGCAAAAAATAAAAAATATTATATGAGAATATTATAAAATGGCTATAAACGGCTTAGGTAAAAATAGTATTGGTCTTTGTCTTTCATTGCTATTAGTTATTCTTTTAAGTGAATCTAGATTATTTAAAATTTTTACTGATACTTATTTAGGAAGAGCTTTTCTGATTATTATTATATTATTTGCTAGTTATTTACATAAAATTTTAGGAGTAGTTTGTGTATTAATAATTATTATCATGTTTAATAACAATAGTTTTTCATCTTATTATGAAGGCTTTGACGGTAATACTGGTGATGCTAGTGACGACAAAAAAGATAAAAAAGATTCTATGTCAGCAACAACAACTACAGGCGACAATAAAAATAAACCTATAACTACTCCTACACCTGTTCCAAATGATAAAATAGATGTTGTCACTTCATCAAAAGATACTAAAAACGTTACCGGAAATGATGGAGGAAATGATGATAGTAATACTGCTAGCAACAACAATGTTGTTGCTAAAGCTATTGAAGGTTTTGATTTACAATCAACTGAAAATAATATTAAAAGAGGTAAACAGTCAAATTCTATACCAGTTAACCAATATAATAAACAATCCATTGAGGTAGCTCCTTATGAAAGTGCTAGTTTTAGCAATTTTTTTGGGCTTTTGTAAAATATAAAATATTATGCTAAATGTATATAAATAAAATATTGATGAATTATTTTAACCCAAAAATTAAAATAATTATAGTAGTGGTTTTAATAATAGTATTATTTTTACTTGTGAAAATGAATAAAAATAAAGAGGAGTTTACAACTGGAATTCGTGAAATGTATCGTCCTTACATAAGGAGTATTCGTTCAATTTATGACAACTATTACAACAAACTAAAAACCAGTATACAATTATTTTTTAGAAAAATTGGTTTAATTTAATATATTAATTAAATATATGACGAAAGTACCATCAAAAATAATTCAAAATCAAAGTACACATTTATTTACTCCATTATTTAATGGAGTAAGTTATGTAAATAGTCATGTAATGTATTTAAATAATAGCAAGTTCTTTGCAGGGGTTATAATGATTTTATTAAACGTTGGTTCAAAATTCATGTCAATCCAATTTAGTAAATCAACAGAAGAATATATGAAATTTAGTCTGAGTAAACAATTGCTCGTATTTGCAATGGCATGGATGGGTACTCGTGATATTTATGTAGCTTTAGGATTAACTGCCGTTTTTACTATTTTATCTGAACATTTATTTAATGAGGAAAGTAGTTTATGTGTTGTTCCGCATGATTATAGGGTTCTACACAAATTATTAGATACTAATAGTGATGGTGATGTTTCTGAAACTGAAATTGCAAGTGCCATTGCTGTTTTAGAAAAGGCGAAAAGAGAGAAACAACGAAAGCAACAAAAAGAGGCTTTCTCTAAATTTGACTTTGATAAATACAATTATGACAAATAAATCCGTTTTTTGGTTTTGTTATTGTTATTGGTATTGGTTTTGTTGTTGGTTTTGGTATTGTTGTTGGTATTAAATTTGGTTGTTTGTAAACCTAAACCTCCCTTTTGAGATTTAGTTTTATTATTTTGCGATGATGGCAAATTACTGTAATCAGGTGTGGCGACATAATTAAGACCTCTTAAATCTGCATAACTCTTTCTTACGGAATTCCATCTTTGTCTACATTTTAAATTACTTAAATCTTTGCTGGATAGAGTTGTACCTTTTTGTAAATCCATATCAATTGTAATATAGTAGCTTATATTTGATTTTGTAGGATCGGGTTGAAATGAATTATTATTATTTTTAGTATAACTTGACACATAGGGTGGTTTATATTGATAAGGCATTGGTGCACCTCCATCAATTGCTGTAAATGCTGATTTTGATGGTGTAAAATACTCGTTAAATAATTTCAAAAATTTACTTGTATCGTTGTTTGTTTGATTTGTTTGATTTGTTTGTTCTCGCTCTATATTATTAAAAATAGTAGAAATTGTTTGTAATATAGGTGACAACAATTGAAATGTTTTTTTAGTGTTTTGGTCTTTAATATTAATATAGTTGGTTGCAAAAATTAAAAATATTATATTAAAGGGAGGAAAAACGTTCCCTATTTTATCAAAAATAACATTTCTTACCTTTTGTGTTTTAATAGAAAATGAAGGCTCCTTACGAAATGTTTTGAAAATATAATCAAACGATATTAATTCATAATGATTATTTTCATGATACAAAAACATATATTTTGACCATGGTTTGCTATTATTATAAATATACGGGATTCTTAATTTATCATCAACAGATTCTATTGTGATTATATTCAAACCTAATATTTCACATAATGCGTCTATGGCAACGGTATTTGCCCAATAATCTGAACTTTCAATATAGTTTTTAATTTCTGATTTATTAACTGGTCTAAACGGCTTTCTCAGAGTTTCTTCTGTCATTTTAGTTGGTTTCATTATTAAAAAATTATCATCACTGTGATAAATATTGTTAACTATGTCAAAAAATATATTTGGCGTCATAGGGTTATTGTGTAATACGTTTTTTTTATAATCATCATATTGTTGTGCGAATTTATTATTTAGTGATTCAACATTATAACCCAACGTATCATTTAATTCATCAAAATTAATTGGGTTTAAATGTAAAATATAATAGCTTACCAGTTCTCTCAGCATTTTTTGAGTGTAAATCATATTTCCTTTTCCATAATTGTTATAAATTATTTTATCCGCATTAGAATTTACATTTGAATTATAATAATTGATTGCATCTGCAACTGCTATAAAGAAACAGTCTCCTGCACCAGTGTTTTGATTTACTCTTATGTTATCTGTTGTTATATTATATGCTTTTACACTTAAATTAGTTGAGGGTTTTACATCAACACCGCTTGTTTCTTTGAATATTTTATCAACAACAGATTTTTCATTTTCATTCATATTTTTAAAAATCGTGTTAAGCATGAAATAATAATCCTTGTCTTTGAAATAACTACGTAATGAAGTTGTTGATTTTCTTGACACGTTTAGTTTTATTTCGTACGTAGAATCGGTTTCCTTATCATCGTTGTATTCACTATCAGCAATTTCTAAAATTTTCGCAGGTTTTTTTGGAGGTTCGGTTGGCACTGATGGTGGTAACGCAGGATATTGTATTTGTTGCATTGGTTGCATTGGTTGCATTGGTTGTACCGGTTCTGAAGATGGTAAAGCTATATATTGTGGTGTAGGTTTGATAGGTTTGATAGGTTTGATAGGTTTGATAGGTTTGTTATTTTGTTGTAGTGGTTCTGAAGGTGGTAATGGTAGATATTGTGGCGTAGGTTTAATAGATTTATTAATTGGTTGTATTGGTTGTATTGGTTGTATTGGTTGTATTGGTTGTATTGGTTGTGATTCTTGTGGTGGAGGTAACGGTAGTATTGTAGATGGCTGCATTGGACTATAAATATGGGGTCTTTCAGGTTTTTCCGACCTTTTCACGCCACTCGCAACATTTGATGGACCCGTATAATTGGGTCCATAAATAATATCATTAGGGATATTGTCTAATTGATTTTCACCGCTTATTATTTCATCTTTAACAACCGATTGATATAAATAAGGATCTGTAATCCTACTACTTTCAAGTTCGGGGACTTGTTGTATTTTTTTATCAATTTTCCAGTCACCCTTTCTCCATTGAATGTCTGCAATTGCATAAGGTTGTTTATTTATATATATAACACTGTTACTTGGAAACAATGTGTCTAAAGTTACTCTGATGTTATTGTCTACATAGCCATTTTTTGTTGCTTCTACTAAAGATTTCTCTCTAAGCATTCCGTGCGAATTTATCAAAGATTGAAATAATCCTTTATTGAAGAATTCACTTACTTGAATATTTGTTGGTAATGACTTGATGACAGACGGGTTCAATTTAACAAGTGGATTAAATTGGACAGAACCATCGTTTTTGTCACTAGGTAGCGTCATGTATGGTTTATACCGAATAGTTTGAAAACCAGGAATATTTGTATTGATTGTTATTTTTAATTCATTTGGCACATTTGAGACATTTGACATTTATATTGTAATATTATTTGGATTTTATACTTATAATAATGATATATTTAAAATAAAAATGATTTATATATATTGAAAACTTAATTTCATATCAAAATAACAATTACAACAATATAGAATATACAATAACAAATGTCAAAATTATTAATGAAACTTGATGGTTTAATAGAAGGCAACATTGTAAAACGCCCTTCTAAAATGATTAAATCGCCCTATGTTGCGGATATTATACCTCTAACTAAACAAAATGAAGAAAATGAACAAATATTAGGACACACTGCGTCACTTGGGTGTTGCGGATTAGCTGATGCTGGCGCAACTATTTTAATGACAAAAATTCAGACTAAAACTGTAACGGCAACAGAAAAACCAAAATGTTCATACCGAGTTTATTTATCATGTTTTATAGATAAGGAACGGAATCAACAAACAATTGTAGGAATCCATCCCAAGTTGGCTGAAGATTTGACGGAGCAAGCACTTACTGGAAATTACTTATCAAAATTACAAAATGTAAAAACATATAAGAGAGAAACTGTAATATATGTGGAGGACAAGGTTGATTCGCGTTTTGATTTTAGTGGAATTGACGAAAACGGGTTGCCCTTTATTATGGAAGTCAAAAATGTACCTCTTGCAGATTACGAAGATGTAACCGCTGTTGAGCGTAAAAAAAGGAACTATAGTGAGCGGGATTTTGGGTCAAAAGTTGCTTATTTTCCGGATGGCTATCGTAAAAAGACAACTGACACAGTCAGTCCAAGAGCATTGAAACATATTCGCGAACTTACGTTGATTAAAAAAGAATCAAAAACTCGTTGTATTATGTGCTATGTAATACAACGAACTGATGTAGATAGATTTACCATTTCTGTTATAGATCCTGAATATAGGGAAGCTGTGCGGTTTGCAATAGAAAATGGAGTTGAAATTATTACAATGGTGATAGAATGGACTCGCGATGGCGAAGCTTATTTTGTCAAAGATGATTTGTGTTTAGTTGATTTGTAAATTCGTTCACTAATTCTTCCGGTATTTTATCAAAAGATACCAATGTATCATTCAATAAATACTGTTCATAATATGCAACGTTATCATTCATTTTTTTCTTAAAAAACTCGGGGTCTTCTACACATTTAATTGCTGTTTTAATACCGCATTTTGGAAAAACAGATGGTATATTATCACTGATGTCGCCCATAATGGTTTTTATTTTTAAATCTTTTTGAGGATTTCCTGTAAATACCTTTGAGTCTTTCAAATTTTTAAAAGCAAGATTATATATATGGACATTTTCTCTTATCAATTGTAAATAATCATTGTCACTTGTAATAATGTAAATACTGCACTCATTTTCTGGGTATTTTTCAACCAATTTTTTTACATAAATTGCAATACAATCGTCTGCCTCTAGTCGTGGATGATATAAAATTGTTTCGGCTCCGGATTGTTGAAACAAATTTTCTTCATAAGACATTTTGAAGAATGGTCCGCCCATGAACCCATCTTCAGTCTTGCCATTGCTATTCCCATTTGGTCTTGTCGCTTTGTATTTATCATAAAAATTATTTCGCCATATATTTTCTCTCTTACAATCTTTTCCTATTATCATTGTTATATTTGGTTCCTCGTTGGGTGTTTTGGCTGCTGCTTTATGTTTCCCTCTAGGTTTAGGTTTAATTAAATTCAATTTTTTGGGTATTTGTTGTAGTGATTCTACAAAAGTTTTTTTAAATTTTTCTACGAAAACAGTGTTTTCAATAGGATTTTCTAACGGTTCTTCAGGAAATGCATTTTTCCACCAATTTAGAAGCGAGTAATACCTATAAAAACAATAGTAACTACCATCCACAAAAATAAATATTTTTGGTTGTGTATTTAGGGCGGGTTCTTGATTTTGGTTCATTTGCAACATCTTATTATTTTTATATTATTTAATATACTTAGCTATTTTTAATTTCATTTTTATATTTATTCGCAAAATCCACAATTATAATAATAATATAATAATATAATTGTGGATTGTAAACATGGGAGGAAATAAATGGGTCGTCGCTTATGGGTTTGAATATGATAAAATTATAATAAAAGATTATAATTGTTGTATCTGTAAATCATTAAATGATAAAAACCCTGTTTATTGTTCTTTAATGATTAAAGATAAAGATATGCAAACAATTGTTAACAAAATAAAATTACTTGAAAATTGTAGAGACTCATATTTATCTCACATTGATAGATTAGCCAATGAAAAAAATGCTGTCCCGAAATGGCAACTACTAATATACGATAAAGATTACGAATATTATATTCACGTTTTACAGGGTAAAATGGAACATTATACCAGCGAATTGAACCCTTGTTATTGATAAAATATATTCAAAATTACAAATAATTATTGGCAATATTATTTAATGTGCACAAAATATTTATGATATGTAAGGTCAAGCTACTGAATTTTACATGTTTTACAAATTTCTTTTGACTTATAAATTTTATATTTGATTTATTATATAAACCAAGTGTAATAAGTAGTTCTTTAATAAATACAGAACAATTGTTTTTATAAATACTCCAATTAAAAAATTTTTTTTCTCCGATTCTATTTTGCGTTTCTTTTAATAATGAATTGATAGTAAAATCGCTCTTTGATAGTTTTATTATTTTTAAAATTTTTTGCTCATTCAAACGTATATTTTCACTAATATTAACATAACTCGTTTTTTCTACCAATAAAAATTTTTTATTATTATTTGATAAATCAATTTCAATCATAAATGAAATATGGTGGGGAGTGCACTTTTTTTTAAATATTTCATTGATGTTTAATAGTGCTTTTTCATAATTATAAAATGTAATTAAGTTCAATAATAG